TGTTTGTAAATATGCTACCGTCATTGTATATTATAACCTGACCTGGCTGATATGTAGCCAATGAATCTGAGAAAGGAGCAGGATCTACACAAGCCGGGGGTGGCGGCGGTGGCGGTGGCGGTGGTGCTGCTGGCGGAGTTGGTGTAGCAAATGATGACAACGATGTGACTGTTGTGTATGTTGGTGCTGCTACTGTAACATTTGATGTATCTGCTCTATAATTTTTTACAGTAGTTGATAAATTCCCGTCAACATTATTATCAATGTATGAACTTGGAACATTAAATGTAACTGCATCGTTAAATTCTAACCGGAATTCTATAGTATCAGCAGTTAGTTCTTTAGCTTGTATTTTAAATACATTACCTGCATAAACACCACTGTATGTTCCTGTACCTGTTTTAGTATATATTGTTTGATAAGAAGTAGTAAGATCATAGTTTCCTGTATTTGTACCGCTTCCTGAACTAGTTGTAGTAGTGCTATTATAATTAAACTTAACTGTACCAACTAATCTACATAAATCTTCCCAATCACGTCCTTTTGCACTAGATGCACTAGCATTTGCAACTTCTATTCTAATTTCGCCGCCACTATTAAAAAAATGTCTACGATGATCTGCATCTGCAAATACTACATTAAATGTATGGTGTATTATTCCATTCCATCCTGTAGTTCTAGAACTACTAGTACCTGACTCTAAAGTTGCTTGGCCAATATCTATTAAAAATTTGTCAGCTTCAACTGAGTTCATTAAGTTTTCAAAATCAGCAATACCTTTTTCGGCGCCGCCGGGGTCATTAGTTGTTATACCCGAATCGTTAATATAAAAACTTGTTTCATCTGCAATGACGTTTAAATTACTAATAAGTTGTTGGATTTCTGGCGGAGAAACACCTACTTGGTGTACTCTTGCTCTAACTATGTCAGCATATATAGAGTTAATATCATTAGCTTGTATTACAGTTCCTGAAGAAACTTGGTAACTTGAAATAGTTTCACCGTAACCATTTTGGCCGGCGCCATTTCCCATAATTGCTTCAATTCTTGCTTGTAAGTTATTAAGTCTTGCTGCACTTATATCTGCCATGATGATTCCTTAAACTTTTAGCACACATTCTACTAGTTTTTCACCTTCATCATTATTAGTTTCAAGTGCAATTCCTACCATACTATTTGATGCTATTGTTGATGCAGTACCTTCTTCAGAAGCAACATATACAGACTGTCCTTTACTTACTGGTCCTGTAACTCTAACCGGAACGCGGCCTTTAAGACCAATTGCCTGTCCTTCTGCATCGCTATTCATTAAGTATGCAGGAGCATCTGAAATAACACCTATTGCTATATCGCCTATTTTACTTGCTCTAGTTTCTACTTCGCCGCCAACAGCCATTACTGTTCCTACTGGATACTCTTGATCTGTTGTGTATTTTTCTGCTAAGTCAGCATAACGTGCAGCGGTTGCAGTACCTTGGAATAAATTTGCGGCAATATTACCGGTAGCATCTCTTACTGCTACTGTATTGTTTGTTGCACTAACTGCTGCTGTTCTAAAATCACTTCCTACACGCAAACTTGTTGCTTTAGTTGCTTCACCTACAAAGTTAACAGCATACACATCTTGCCAGCGTAGTGCAGCAGTACCGATATCATAAGTGTTGTCAAGACCTGGAATTAGTCCTGTAATGTTCATTTTACTTACTGTAGTAGGAGTACCTAAGTTGTTAGTAACTCTAAATCTAATTTCATTGTTAACACTAGCTTGATTTTCTAATACCGCAGAAGTACCATCCATGTATATTTTGAAATCGCCAATTAATATACCGTCACTTGAAAACTCAACTAAGTCATCAAATCTTGTTGTTTCTCCTGCTGTTGCAGTAAGAACAGAATCAGCTGAAAAAAGTGTACCATCTGATTTTACAAGATTTAGTGCAGCCGATGAAGTACCCCAATATCTATGGGCTCCAGTAGTTCTTCCGTTAGTGTTAGCTAAACCAAATGTACCAGTGCCAGATGTTGTATTAACTAAAGTAAATCCTGCTTTAATAGTATCGAATCCTGTAATAGGGGTTGCTTCATTTAACGTAAATTCAACACTACTAACTGTAGCAACAACTGTATCTTCTAACGTTGCTGCAATAATTGATCTTGTGTTGCCTAAAATGTCTAAAACTTCTCGGCTTACCATTTGTGTTACGCCTGCGCCGGCGTTTTGAGGTCCAATTAATATAAAGTCACTACCATTATATACATACAACTGATCGTTTGCACTATCCCACCAAAAATCACCTGATGTAAGACCTGTTGGAGCTGCTGTTCCAACAGCTGATCCGCCTGTTGACCTCCACTGAGATCCATCATAGAATTTTAACTTACTATTTGCAGTATCAAACCAAAGCTGTCCGCTAATTGCACGTGGTGGTTGGTTTGCACCTGCAAAGTTTTCTAATAAGTATAAGAAATTTTCGTTTTGTATTTCGCCATATCCGGCGTAGTTTTTACCAATAAATTTAAGATCAGTAGTTTGGTCAACTGTACCGTCCTCAACTATTGTTAAAACTGTATTATTGTATCTGTCAATTTGATAAGCCATCTTCGTTAAACCCCTAATAATAGTGCTTTAAGTTATTTATCGTATTTTACGGATAAGTTGTCGTCGACACATAATCCCATATTGTTCCATCACTTTCGAATACCATCATTGTTCTAGCTGGTGTTAAGCTAACAGTTCCAGAAGCAGTATTAGTTGCTTGTACGTCTTGTACAGCTGATTCATTAAGTGTATTTCCTGCATCAAATAACCTCTTTGACAATGTTAATACTTCTCCATTGTTAGGTTCATTGTCATCTCTTACATCAACAACAATACCACTAACTGTTGCTCCGGCATAAGATGTACAGTGTATTCTTGCTATTTTACCAGTATTACCAGGTATAGCAGGATAAAGATCATTTAAATATGTTGCAATATTATTTTGTAAAGTAGCACCTGTACCTAATCCAGTAATATCCATACTAAAAGTAATAGGAGAATTTAATACTTCATCATCAACATAGCCTTTAGTAGCAACAAAATCATCTGTATTTTCTGTTAATGTTCCGCTACTAGCTGCTGCTACTCTTGCACTAACTGGTTTAGACACGCCCGATATAAATTGATTTTCATCAACAATAACACTACCTACTGTAGGTGTTGTTATTCCTGTAGTTAATGTTAAACCATAGTTAGAGGATAATACTAAGTTTGATCCTGTATTTCTAATTTCATTACTGCCAAGTCCTGAGTTTACATCGCCAAAGCCCATATTTTGTACATTTAAATAATTTAACGTACCAATTTCGACTAAATCAGTTGCATATAAAATATTAGTTAAACTTGAATCTGTTAGTTTATCAACACCGTTAATCTTATATGAATCGCCTAAATTTTCTAAGTTAATATTTTGGTTAGACGTCCATGCTTGTGTTGTTAAGTCCCAAGTAAACGTTTTATCAGTATTAACAAAAACACCATTTTGTTCAGTTCTTGAAACTACAATTATTCCAGCACCATTTACAACAGTATCATCACCAATACTACTATCATCAAGTGCAGCTAATTCAATGTGTTTATCTTCTACCCTTAATGTTCCTACTTCAATTAATGACGTGTCGCCTTCAATGATCATATTACCAGTTACACGCAAATCACCTTCAACATCTAATGTGTATTCTGGTAATCTATCAGTTGTAAAAATACCAACTCTTGCTGTACCGGCATCAACGTAAACAGCATCAACAATAAGACTTTCAAACTGACTAGATCTAACTCTTAAACTCATGTCATGGTTTGTTAATTGGTTTTCGATATAGAATCGATCTTGTACAACCTTTTGCACATTATTTTGTGACAAACCAATTGTTAAGCCACCTTGGTTTTGGATGGTTAGTGTACCAATTGTAGTACCGTTATTGTCCGAAGGTAAAAAGCTGTCAGCAGTTCTAATAGTACCATTAGCTGTTACAAGTGCATTAGCAGAGTTTGCAATTCCTCTAAATTTAAAATTAGCTGCATCAATAATATTAAAACCTTGAGATATTGTTCCTTCAGGATTAGTATCTGTAACTAATCCTAAAATTCTTTCAGAATATATAGGTGTAAATTCAATATCACTAACAACAGCAGATAGTGTTCCGCCAATGTATAATTTTGCTATTGTTCTTGATCTACTAGTACTATCTAAAATAGTTTCAATTACAAATCCACTAGTATCTTGTGCAGCAGTATAACTAGGGCCTATTAAAATTGTATTAGAACCGTCATAGGCATACACTTGATTTGTTAAATTATTAATCCATAGATCGCCTGCAACCATTTGTGGTTGAGTGTCTTGTACATACGGGCCGCCACTTGCTTTCCATGTAGTGCCGTCATAAACTTTAAGCCTTTGTTCTGTAGTATCCCACCATAGTTGTCCTGTTAAAGGATTACTTGGTGCAGCAGTGTTGGCAAAATTTTCTAACAATCTAATAAAGTTTTCATTAAACGCTTCGCCGTATCCAGTATAATTTCTACCTACAAGAGTTAAATTGGTGCTATTAGTATCAATTTGCCCATCTATTAAATTTGTTAGTAGTGTTCCATCTGTTCTGTTTAATTGATAACTCATCTTATTGTCCAGTATATATGATATAATTTATTGTTAAGTACGGATTCATAACATCAAGCTCTTCTCCTAACCGAGGAACAAGTGTTCCGTTTGAGTCAGTATATTTGTTTGGTTGGTTTATTCCGCCACTACTAATATATCCTTGTGTTCCTGCTGCTGCTGGCTCTAATGGAAGATCAACAACACCAGTATCTAACTTTGCTCCCGATGCTACACGGATATTATAGTACTGTGTTCCGCTAGGACCTCTTAAATCATGTTCGTGTTCTGGTAAATTTTCTAATGCAATAGTTATGTCTTCGCTACCACCACTGTTGCCTACCGCTGTAGCACCTAATGCAGTAACTCTATTTGCACTTGGTCCTCCCATATTATCTGCACCAAGGGTAAATCTACCTCTTAAATCAGGTAATGTAAACAAACTTACTCCATTGTCTGAAACTTGAGAAGGATCTTTAAAATTATGTCCTATTGCATTCCATAATTCGTTATAATCTGACTTTTGAACTTCTCTGCCATCACATAGTAACCATCCTTCTGGAGCAGTTTGTCCTCCGTAAGGCACAATGACACCTGGCGGAGTTACTGGAATAGTTTTTAAGAAATTACGTTTTGAAACTCTATATAGACCTGTAGTACCTACAGTTTTATTAATTAATATTTCATCTGCATTTTCAACATCATATGTTAGAGTCTTATTTGAAATAAAACTATTAGCAATTCTAACATCGAAAGTTTTAGTACTTCCGCCTGTTTGTCCATCAAAAGCAAAACTGTTTGGCGTTACATCACCTGACACTGCAAATGTAGTTGCACTTGATAATCTATCAGCAGACCCTGATCTACCAGAAACAGTTCCGTTTACGTTACCTTGTATATTTCCATAAAAAGTGTTAGCATAAACTTGATCATATTTGTTGTTTACTGTTCCAATATTGCGAATGCCTGCATTATCAGGAGCAATATTACCCGATGTTATTGTTCCTGCACTGCCTTCACCTTGCTTCATAACAAGGTCGCCGCTTACATATAAATTTTGTGCAATACTTGCGCCGCCTTTAATAACAACAGAACCTTCTCCCGTGTCGGTTGCATTAATTGTACTTTCTACGAAAAGTCTACCAGATGTGTCATCTACTGATTTAGGCGAAATTTGTACATTACCTATAACATCAAGTTCTTCATCTGGGGCAATATTATTAATACCTACTTTTCGTGTACTGTCAACACGCATTACTGTATATTTTGTAGAACCATCTTTTAATTTAAAATCAATGTTTGATCCGCTAGTTCTATTTTCAATTACTCCGGCTGTTCCTTCAATATAAGATCTAAACTGGCCTCCTGTGCCAATTTCAATACCGTCATCTGATTTTATTTTTAATTGATAATTTGTAGTAGACTCGCCGTCGCCTCTTAAGAAATTTGTAGCAGCAATAGACTCGCCGCCAATTACTAAAGATTCTGCTTTTTCAGCAGTGCCCCAATATTTTAAAACTTCTAAGCCAAATAATGGTGTTGTTGATATATTGAATCCTGCTTTGACTCCAGATGTAAAACCTGGAATTGTTGTTTTAGGAACAAATGCTTGTTTTGAAATAATTGCTGCTGGTTTGTCTTCAATTTTAATTGTTAAAATATTATATGTAACATCGTCGGAACCTACAATTGCTTCTGACTGAATACCAGTTAATAATCCATCACTAAAAGACGGGCCTACTAGTACCCAAGCACTACCCGTAAACAAGTAAAGTTGTTGACTATCAGTGTTGACCCAAAGGTCTCCTGCTACTGAATTAGCAACTGCTGGTTCAGTAGTTGCTTTTTTTAAGCCGCCTGCGGCACTCCATGTAGTGCCATCATAAACTTTTAACTGATCAACACCGTCTGTATTATCATACCAAAGTTGTCCTTCAACTGGGCGATCGGGCGCAGTAGCGTTTGCAAAATTTTCAAGTAAGTGTAGAAAGTTTTCTGCTACTGCTTGTCCATAACCTGTACTTGATCTACCAGGAAGTGTTAAGCTAGTTTCAGAATTAAGTGTAGAATCCTCAACAATTATTGTGCCTTTGTTTACTGTATCAGTGTAACGAACTTCATATGCCATTGTCTACTCCCGTTACCCTGCTAAACTCTGAATACGCACTGTGTAGTCTATTTGAATAAGTCTATTCAAACTCTTCTGCACAGGATGGAAAATAACATGAGTGATTAATCTGCCGTCACCGGAAGGACTGTAGCTTCTTAACCCTAGCTCATCAAATACATATGCATCTTCTGTATTTGTTGCTGTGTCAAATGCAAGCTGACCTTCTGGCTCTCCGTAGTCAAGTAAACAACTAACTATAACATCTGTATAGTTTGTTCCGCTTACATGTCTAATTTCTGTATAATTACGTGCAGAATCTAAATTGTTTACACTTCTGTCATCAACTACTTTTGTAAATGTTTGGTTATAAAGAGTAGCATTAGTGCCTGTTGAATTTGGTGTTAAGTATGTAATAATACCGCTATCATCAACACTTGTGCCACCGTTACCAAAACTCATTTCATAGATAAATCCTTGTCCTGCATTGGATAGGCTTTCAGCTAATGCTATACTCATATTTTCATAATGAATAGCATTACGTTTATCTACGTAAATTTCTTTTGTTTCAGGGTCACTTATTTTTATGTGTCCTTGAACTACTACTCCGTTTTTATCATGCATAATTTCGCTCATTGTTTTTCCTACACTGTATTTATTCTGGTAGCGCAGTTGTTCCTGCTCTCAAGAAATATCCTATGTCATTTTGTGTTTCGCCCAATTCTGTACCAGGTTCTTGCCATATTTTACCTATTTTTCTTACAACTACAACCTTTTGATTTTCTTTAGGTACTTCTTTTAATACAATTGAACTACTTACAATCTTTCCGTTTTCAATACTGTTTTCTAATCTAAAATCTGCGGGTAATACAAAATCACCATCAGGACTATCTAGCGCACTTGTTGGATCAAATACTATTTTTTCATTCTTGTCTAATCGGCGTCCTCCAACAAATATTTCAAACTCATTAACTGTATTTGCAGTAAAGTTAAGATCTAAACGGTTTGTTCCATATGTAGACTCTTCTTGTATTTGTGTTACATCTTTATAAGGAATTGTTTTACTAATACCTTGATCGTAAATTCCTGTTCCTGCAGGATTTACATCTTTAACTCCTGTTCCTAACGTTCCTCTACGTAGCTGACGTAACATTTTTTCTTCTTTTACTAAGTATTCGATACGTTCTCCATTAATGAATATTACTCCTGGAACATTTGTATACTTGTTAGGAGTTGGAAGTTTACTAGTATCATCAACTTCGATTCTTAAATCATGATAATGAAGATCTTTTGTTAAAGTAGCTTCGGGTGCATCTAGTCTCTTATAGTGTGTTCTATTAAGCATATCTTTAAATTGTCTAAATGCAAATTTAGGTTTATTAACGTCACCGGCAAAATGTATAATGTCTATTATGTCATTCTGCTGAGGTTCTTTGACTAATATTACTTTAGTTTTATCTTTATTAAGATAGTAATCACCTGCAGGTGCTAATAATTCTCCGTTGAGTGATATCCAAACATACTCTACTGACTGTGCAGGTTTTCTTAAATTAATTTCTCCAACTGTTAATCTATTATAAGTTGTGTACTGTATATCTTCAGACACTAACACATCTCTAGATACAACATCATAATTTATTCTTTCAAAACTTTGAATATTATGATTACTAAATTTAAATACTTCTACTGTTTCTCCTTGCTGAGGAGTTTCGTCAAGAATAAGAACATCGTTATTAATTTGGTATTCGCCATCGGTAATTACAAATACTTCTAAAATATCTCCAGCATTTGCAATACCTTCAGATAATTCAATACTACTTGTAAATATATCAATTTTCCATTCAACTGGTGTAAACAGCTCTTTACCATTTAAAAATACACGCAAATCACTAGCTTGAATAGAACTACCAGGCTGCTGGAATGTTTCTAATTTGAAAGTTGTCAAAGTATCTTGTGTTACATCAAATTGGATACTGTATCCTGCATTTAGTATTTTGTTTCCAACTTTAACAATTGTATTATAAGCAGTCGGTTCACTATAAAACGGCGCTGCTAATAATGTAAATGAAGAATTAATTCCGTCTGCTACATATTGATCTTTGGTAACTTGACTATAATTAATTTCGTCGTCATTACTAAATGCAGCATAATGTATTATTTTGTCAGCTTCGGGTACTATTTCAAATTGTATTGCAATTTTATTTGAATTTTGTATTGGCTGTATAAATGCTGTAGACTTAACACCATCTACTGTTACATATAATTGCATGTCTTCAACAAATTCAATACTAGTTTCGTAAATTGCTGTAGAACCGTCTGCTACAGTTTTTCCAAAATCGAGTATATCTTGTCCAGTTCTTTCAACTGTAAGGATATTAAGTTCTGCTGGTACTCCTGGATTTTGGATAGTTACAGTATTATTATTCCAGTCAATTGTATATTCGGTATCAGATAAAATAATATTATTAACTTTTATAAACACAGAAGCTACACTACTTGGAATAACACCTAATACAAATGTTAGTTCGCTATCGCCAGATCCGTCTAATAGATAATTTTGATTATCTATTCTCGATGTGCCTCCTGATTCCCTAGTATAAACTTTAATATCAACTGTATCGCTTACATGTCCTGGAACAAATTCTTCCGGACCTCTAGAAGTAGTAGGTGTTACAAATCCGTCGCCATCTACAACAATTTCTTCTGCATTTACACCTTTAGCAACATCATATGTTAAATTTCCACCACTAAGTTGTGTATCATAACTTTCAGGGTCTGGAATAAAGCTACCATCACTAGTATTTTTACGTACAATTAATACATCATTGTCGAGGGCAATAATATCATTACTTGCTAAATCAAGTACAGTTGTTGTTCCGTCACCTGTAATACTTTGCATTAGAGCATTAGGATTATACACAGGATTATTAGTTCCGTAATTTGGATCGTCAATTCTAATACTTTCTTCAGACCCTGCACGTTTTAAGTAAACATTATAAACTACTCCATTTTCAAATGGCTTAGGAAGTTCTACTGCAACTGTTGATCCGTCAAATGTAAACACATAATCTTCATAGCTGTTATCAAACGTGTCCCATGTATCTGTATACCAGCCATCAGTGTCCCAGCCTGAAGGGCCGCCAAAGTTAAAACTTGTAATTTCAACACCACCGTAATCTATACCTGTCATTAGTTGTGATAAATCATTACCAAACATATTATCAAGTGGGTTGTAACCATGATTAATTCTATCTGTTGCTGTTAGCATCGATAATGGTTTATGATATTCAACAACAATTTCTGCAAGATTTGCTGGAGGATTTGTAAATTCTATATGTCCTTGAGATCTAGTATAACCCGCATCTTTGTTAGTTACATTTTTAAATGTATATGTACTTCTTAATTGTTCTTCGCCATTAATATAAATTTTTACATTTGACGAGCGGAGATCCATTGGCCATTTTAAATCAAAACCAGTTTTTAAATTTGTGCCATATAATGTTTCTGTTTCAGCCAGTGTTTCAATTAAATAGGTCTTACTAACTCTATCAAATTTAATAGTAATACTAGGAGTTCTAACAACACCGTCGCCTAATACTGCAGAAGCCTTTGCTGATGTTCCGCCGTCGATTAATGCACCTTCTATTTTAATAGTTGGTGCTGTAATATAACCGTTGCCTGGATTAGTTACTTTAATTTTAGTAATTTTTCCGTACCCAAGATATGCTTCAGCAGTTGCTCCTGTGCCGCCACCGCCTTCTATAGTAATAACTGGCTTATAAGTATAACCGCTTCCAGAATCTGTAATAGTAATGTCTTTTACTTTATATCCATTATTATCGGTCCAATTCTTACGAGGGTATATACTCTCATTTGACGATGTATTAACTATTTGACTTTCTAATACTTTGGAGATCGAAGCACGGATTTTACTAAATGCACTATCATAATACGGTGCAAGATCAAAGTCACTTATAGAACTATTAGTATTATCTATGTTTTCATAAGAACTAACAAATTCTCTTATAACAGTTTTAAAAGGTTTTACTTCTTCAATGTATGATTTATAGCTATCAAGAGTATCTGAATTAAATGTTATATCTTGCTCTAGATAACCTAAATTGTGTCTTGCTTTTACAAGGCTTGTTTTAAATGCCCAATCAACGTATGGCTGTTCTGCAAATACATAACGTAAACTTGCTAAAAACAATTGATTATATTCAACCTTTAATGTATTAATAAAGATGTTTTCTTTGATAGCCTTAAAGATTAATCTTAATTCATTAACGGGATTGTTATCATAAAAATAGCTATCAAAACTTCTATTATCATATCCAACAGTATTCTTTGAATAATCGTATAGAGAATCTAAAAACTGTATTGTGCCGTTTTCTCTTCCTACGGTTTTATAATTAATTGTATAATCTTCCGTATCTTCATTTGCTTCTTTTTCTAATAGTAACCAGCCGCCTGAACCAATGTTTTTAATTTTAACAACATCACCGATATTATCATCTACTGATTGTAAATCACTAGATTGTTCAACAATAAAATTTGGAACAGTAAATTGATTATAGTTGTCGGCATACCAATCTTCATAATTCCAGTATCTTGAAACATCGTAGTCTTGAATACTTTTTCTAAACCATTCTTTATTAACATTGTCCCAAGAATACAATGCCCA